AGCATTATACTGAAAGATTTATTGATTATATATCATTTAACAACGATTTATTTCCTGAATACAATAGTAACTCAAACGGGGATATGTATCCGGATACAAATAATAATTACACTGGCTGGTATTTATGAAGAATTACAAACCAAAAGACGAAAACATAAAGAAATTATTAACCTATTTAAGTAAGCAAAATGGCAAACGTAAAGATAAGTCAATTAACGGCAAAGGGAAGTAATTTAGAAGCTACCGACCGTTTAGCAATTGCACAAGACACGGGCGGCGGTACATTCGCAAGTAAGTACGTAACAGGTGCTGAAGTACGTAATAGAGCAAGAGCAACGCACACAAGCCAACACACGTTAGTTTTAAGCGATGCGAATAAGGTAGTTGAACTAAACTTTGCGAGCGGTAATAATTTAATAGTTCCTACGAATGCAAGTGTAGGTTTTCCGAGCGGTACGATAATAACTTTGGCACAATACGGGGCTGGACAAGTTACTATTATAGGAGATACGGGAGTAACTTTAAGAAGTAGTGGCGGTAAAAACAAAACAGCAGCGCAATATTCAGTTGCTACTTTATACAAAAGAGACACGAACGAATGGTATTTATACGGTGATTTAACTACTTAAAAATGGCAAATGCAAATGGATGGGGCGACGGTGCTTCAAATAATACAATAGGTTGGGGACAAGGTGCTGATAATGCTATTGGCTGGGGTTCGGTTTATTCCGTTTCTGAAGCTGGTGCAACTGATATTGTAGGTGTAGCCCCTTTTACTGGCTTACTTGACACTTATACAGGAGCAACGGTTGCTTATTCACTTCGGTTATTATCTTCTACTTACACAGGCAATTGTATTCGAGTAAGAAGGTCAAGCGATAACACAGAACAAAATATCGGTTTTGTAAATAATGTTTTAGATACTGCGTCATTACTTACTTTTTGCGGTGCTGGTAATGGGTTTGTGACAACTTGGTACGATCAGTCAGGGAATGGTAATAATATAATTCAAACAACAGCTGTTACCCAACCAATAATTATTAGTTCTGGAGTATTACAAACGGAAGGAACTAAGCCTGCCATGTATTTTGATGGAATAAACGATAACTTAGCAAATGCGTCAGTGCCTTTAAATACTTATATATCTTTGTATTTAGTAAGCAAAACAACAACGAGTAAACCATTATTAATAGAGCACTCCCCAAATACTAATAATGGAAATGGGTTTTTTATTTATGGTTCTTCAAGTAGTTCATGGTTCTTCGCAAGGTCAGGGGCAACTAATTATGCAGAGGGAACATCAAACTGGGCTGGTTCAACAAGAATTTTATCTACTTTTATATATAATTCAACAATAAGAAATTACTATAAAAATAGTATTATTCAAGCAAATAATTTAGTAGGAGGTGTTTTATTGGCAAATACGTCGTTAAGCACGTCCTTAAATATATTTTCAAGAAATGGTTCATTATTTTTTTCAGATGGAAATATTCAAGAATTAATAATATATAATGATACTTCAGGTAATAATAAATCTGGAATTGAAAGTAATGTAAATTCATTTTATTCAATATACTAATGGAAGTAATAGGATACAAATACACGAATGAACAGGATGCTATTAATGCAAGGGAACTGGTAGATGCTTATTATGGCATACCCGTTTCACCTGAAGACGTAACACAAAATTGGGTAGATTATCAAACGGCAACTTTAGACAATCCTATATTTTGGTACATTACTTTTGATATAAGTTTAGAAATAGTTTTGGGAGACCCAATAACATTTGAAGTAACAACCCCACCACCTTTTGAAAATTAATTATGAAAATGATACCAGTTACACAATTTATTGAAGTTATAAAAAAACAAGGCGCGGTCGGAGTACTTGCGTTATGGTTAGCGTACACCCATTTTGAAGTACAAGACGTTAAAGCACGTTTGTACAACTGTTTAGATAAAAACGAATACTACAACAGAAAACCTATTGAAGAAAAACAACCACCTTTACCAAGTGTAAAAAATGATACGGTTGCGGTACTTGAAAATAAAAATCGTAAATTAGCGAAAAAATAATTTATGACAAACGTAAAGAATTACACGGATAAACAACTTTTAGACAAGGCAAAGAGTTTACCTACGTTTAAATTTATTCCAGCTGGTATATGGCTTTTATTTGTGCGTTCAAACGAAGATGCTAATAATGTTTTTGACGATAAAGTGTATATCTTTAAAAGCGAAGTATTTCAGTTTGTTACTTCATGCACAACAAACAAAGGAAACAAGGGAACTGCAGTAATGGAGTTTGATCGTTGGAATTATGACTCACACGCTTACGGACTTCACAGAGGCAAAATGGAGGCACTTAGACAAATAAAAGGTGTTCCATATCGTAGAGACTTTACAAACGACCTTAAAACGAATCCCACTACTGAAATAAAAACGGATATTATTTTTATGAATATTCACGGTGCAACTTACAATAAAGGCAGTCAACAGGTAGCTACTCAAATTGGTGGTTGGTCTGAAGGGTGTTTAGTATTAAATAATAATACAGATTACGAAAAAATGGTAAAACTTGCAAAAGATTACCCAAGTATTTCAACTTGTTTAATAAACGAATTTTAAAAATGGCAAAGAAAAAAATTACAATTGACACGGATAATTTAGACGTGAATTTAGAAAAAGACGGAACGAGCTTAAAAGTAGATATTGACACAAAGAACGTAGATATTAAAATAGTACGTGACGAAATAAACAAAGAATTTAATTTAGATTCTAAAAACATTGATATAGATATTAAAAAGACGCCCGACGGTGTCGAGGTGAAAGTCGATGCCCAAGGCGCACTTTGGAAGGCAATTGCTAAAAGAATAGTAAAATTTATTTTAAGACGTTTCAAAGTAGGAAAATAATTTTTTATATTTGTACGCATTTCATACGATGCTTTGTTTAATTTACGATTGACCCCTATTTCGGTAGGGGTTTTTTATTACCTTTGTTAAGTCCCTTTATTCACAAGCTGAATAAGTGGACTATAAAAAAAGAATACACCCGCTATGGTTAAAGGATTGTGAAACACGGTCGCCCACACTTAGCGGGTTTTTTTTATTTATATGAAACTTTTTTTAAAATATTTCGTTTAGATAGTTGTTATATTAATTATTTATATTAAATTTGTTGAAATATTTAAACAAGCATTATGAAAAAACGAACAGGAATTTTAATTAACTCGATAATTATTTTGTTGGGTGCTAACTACGAAAGCTATTTATTATTAGGTGCTGGCGTATTATGTTTATCTTTAGTATTAATTTCTAAAAATAAAAGAGATGAAGTCAAAAATTAAAAACGTGGTTAACACGTATTTCCCTCACCGTCCTAACGTAACATATTTAAAGCGCAAATGGATAACTAAAATTTGTCCTGAAGACAAAGGTGGATCGTTCAACGAAAAGCTATACAATGATTATTTAGACGCAATAATAAATTACACAAAATGAATTACGGAATTAAGAAAAAACGGACAAAGCAAGTTACAGTTACTTTTGAATGGACTGAAAAAAGCGATTTAATATCTATTTTAAGCGATTTAAGCGCATTAATTAGCTCGGGAGTAGAAACGTACCATAATCAAAAGAAAAGCATTCTAACGACAGATAAATGGCACGAAATAGAATTTAGCCAAAAGTACGTGGATAAAATTCACGAAGAAGTAGAATCCGATATTAATGGAGAATTAAAATTAGTAATCAAAAGTAACCTTTAAATCAGAATAGAATGATAGTTTACAAATGTAATCAGTGTAGTACACTTAATGAAAAACAAACAAAGTGCTTGAGAAATGAGAATGATGTACCAGATAATTGGATAACAATGGACTTGAATTATTATAATAATAATCAAGACACTGATACTTCAGTTAAACTTATGACATCTGTATCAAGACTAAAGCATTTTTGTTCTAAAAAATGTTTCTTAGATTATTTTTTCCATCCTGATGAAATTATGGTCAAAGCAAAAAAGAGTAAAAAAAGTATTTAACCTTTGAATCAGAATAGAATGGCAGAAGAAGCAAAAATGGCTTTATTACTGGCTGCGGTTGGTTTTATAGCAATAGTAATTGGATCTATTTATAATAAAATAAACGAAAAATGAAAACAGAAGTAACTTTAAAAGAATTGTATTTAACGCGTACGCCTTTTGCTATCGTGGAAAGTGAGGAGTTTGGCGGCACTATCTACTCGGTAGTGTTCAGAAATCAAGGAATCAGAACCTACGAAATACTAAAAGACGAAATAAACTATTTTTTTACTATTCACAAACAAGCTAAAAAGATTGAGTTTGGATATACTGGAAACGTTTACGAGTTTTTTGACTTTAAAAATAAACTAAGCGCAGCAACTCGATACCAATTTATTGAAGCAATAAGCAGAAACAGATGAAAGTAAGACGTAATTTAACACGGTTTAAACTAACTTCAAAGTATGTAAGCTTTAAACACTTAATGCGCAGCTGTAAACGTAATTTAAAAGTAACAATAGAAAGAATAAATTTAGAAAACGATTAGTAATGGCAGAAATAAAATATCACGGTTGGACAACAGATGATAAAGAAATAACGGCTTTTATGGATGAAGACGGTTTATCAATGTGTATTGAAGATGACAAAAATTCTTGTTCGTTTGATATTGAATATAAAGAATTAGATGTTTTAATAGATTTTATTTGGAGATATAGAAAATATAGAATAGAAAAAAAATAATTAATAATGAATTTGATTAGTTATGAAAGTATATTATTTAACTGAAGTAGAAAGAATCCACGATCAACAAACGAATTTAACGTATTACAGAGCGTTTTATTCAAATGGATTATTAGAAATAGACGAAATATTTGAAATTAATTCTGCAATACCAACAGTAATTATAAAATAATTTGTATATTTGTACACGGTTCGGGCAGGAACTTAGTAAAATATTACTGAAACGCTTTTAAATGAGTAGGACTGCCCGCCGAAAGTTTAAAGGCGTTTTTTAATTTAGGGCAGCATGAGAAAAACATTTAATTTTTATAGGAGTTACTGGGACGTAGCAAATGAGTTGAACGATAAAGACCGTTTAGCGTTTTATGATGCGTTAATGAAACGTCAATTTACTGGCGTTGAAACTGATTTAGAAGGTATGGTAAAATTTGCGTACCTATCTCAAAAGCATTCTATTGATAGGCAAATAGAAGGATTTGAAAACAAGACAAAAACACCTTTACAAGACCCTACCGAAGGGGGTACGCAAGGGGGTATTGAAGCCCCTACGGTACAATTAAAAGAGAAAGAGAAAGAGAAAGAAGAATATACTAAAGTCCCTTTTCAGGAACGTGTAAATAAATTTTTAAATTGGTTTAATGCTGAATTTGTAAAACACGGAAAACAACAAGCTAAATTTAGAACCTTAAACGCACAAACCGAAAGTAATTTAAAAAAGCTATTGGATAAATATACTACTGAAGAATGGTGTTTAGCATTTGAAAACATGATTTGTAATACTTGGGTAATAGAAAATAAGAACGCAACGCCCGATCATTTTTTAAGACTTGCTAACTTTGAGAAATATTTAAACCAAGTTAAGAATGAAAACACAAAAACCGCAAACAACACTTTCGCATGGGACAGATAGACGGATTTAAAATAACTGAAACTTCGGACGTAATAGATAAAATATTTAAACACCGAGATAATTATCACGTTAAAGGAAAGTATTTAGGATTTGAAGTAATGGATAAACATTATTCAATGAGTTTAGGTAATTGCACGGATTGGACGGGTTTTCCTATGAGTGGTAAAACGCAAGTATTAATGGAGTGCTTAATGAATACTTCTAAATTTTACGGTTGGAAACATTTAGTTTATTTTCCTGATGTAGGTAACAACGTTGAAATATTAGCCGATTTATTACACAAAAAAACGGGTAAAAGTTTTGACCCGAAAGCACATAACACAATAACGGACGCTGAAATTATCCGTGAAATGGACTGGATACTAAATCATTTTAAGATATTAACACGAAAAGACACAAAAGGAAAAATAACACCAGTTGACTTTTGGAAAATGGCAGTCGAATTAAAGTACGAAGAAGGACTTCATACGGCTTCAATAGATAGCTGGAAGGACTTAAACCACGAATACGAAAAATACGGTGGTTACGCACAATATTTAGAATACGTTTTGCCTTTGAGAAATTATTTAGCTGAAGAAAACAACCTGCATTTTCACACAATAATACACCCTAAGCTAACTGAAAAGGAAAACGGTAAAAGAAACGCACCTACGCCGCATGATTTAAAAGGCGGTAGTGAATGGTTTAATTCAGGTAAATGCATGATAACAGTACACCGTGAAAACCCGAGTACGAATGAAGTACAAATTTATTTCAATAAGATTAAACCACGATCGATAGGCGAAGTAGGAGAAATATTACTACGCTTTGATAAAAGTAAATTTGTGTATTACGTTGATGAATGGCAAGGTAACCAAAGTTTCAATAAGTACGCACAAGAAAAACACGAATCAAATAGTTTTCCCGTACGTAAACCTGATATTGTAAACGGAAAAGAATTACTTTCGTTTAGCGAACGAATGAAGCAAGGCGCATTTGAAGAACTAAAACCAATTGAAAACGCAAATGGCGAAATAACTATGCCATTTTAAATTAAGAAATATGAAACCTAAAGAAAAAGCCTTTAAATTAAAGTATAAATATTCTAAATTATTAGATTTAAAAAGTACTGATGAATTAGTTTTGAAATGCGCATTAAGTGCGGTTGATGAAATTAACGAAGCATTGGATAGGGTTTTGTTTCCTAATCCTTTTAAACAATATTGGAACGAAGTAAAACACGAAATAGAAAAGTTATGATTGAAATGATAAAACGTAAAGCTGGTTTAAACGTGCTTTACTGGAAGATAAAATTTAGTTTAGATAACATCAAAGAAAAACACGAACATCGTACCGACCTTATTTCTTCAATGGAAAAAAGCCTAACCGAAGTAGGCGAAGCGGTGCAATATTTAAACCACGTAGATAAAATGTTAATGGCTACGAATAGACGAAACCACGAATTAGAACTTGAAAACATAAAGCTAAAACAAGAGAATGCAAGTTTAAAAACACACGTAACTAATTTAATTGAAGGACTATGAATGTAGTTAGCTTATTTAATGGAATGAATACAGGGCGGCAAGCGCTTGAAAATGTAGGTATAAAAGTTAATAAATACTATTCAAGTGAAATTAAACCGTACGCAATAGAATTAACGCAATATCATTTCCCGGACACAATTCAAGTTGGAGACGTTACAAAATGGCGCGAATGGAATATTGATTGGCAAAGCATTGATTTAATTTTGAGCGGTTCGCCTTGTCAAGATTTAAGCGCAGCAGGAAAACGAGCAGGAATAAACGGCAAAAAATCAAGTTTATTTTTTATGTTTGTTGAAATATTAAACCACGTTAAAAAGCTGAATCCAAAAGTTTTATTTTTACAAGAAAACGTTGGAAGCGCGTCAAAATTAGACGTTGGAATAATGAGCCGCGAATTAGGCGTTTATCCGGTTCGCATTAATTCAAAATTAGTTACCGCACAATTACGCGATCGATATTATTGGAGTAACATTAGAACTAAAGAAACGATGTTTGATTTAGTTACTGATATTCCGCAGCCAAAGGACAAAAAAATAATGTTTAAAGATATTATTACAGATGGACACGTTGAACGAGAAAAGTCAACAGCAATATTAGAAGGTTACGTTTCAAAAAATACGTTTAAAAACGAAAATTCAAAAGAAGCACAAAAATATTTAAAAAGCCGTGATAATATTGGTATTTGTCCTATTGTGTACGTTGAAAATAATGAAGTAAGAGTTAAGACAAACACCAAAAAAGGTTACGATATTTTAACTGAAAACGATGTTTTAGATTTGAGTTTTCCTACTTCAAAAACAAGAAGAGGACGTGTTACTAAAGGTAAAAGCCCTTGTTTAATGGAATCAAATAATAATTTATATTCATATAAAGACGGAAAAGTCAGAACACTTAATCAAATAGAAATGGAAAGATTACAAGGGTTCCCGGATGGATATACAAGTATTTTATCAAAAGCAAAAGCGGGATCCTTATTAGGTGATGGTTGGACGTTACCCGTAATTGAACATATTTTTAAATTTATAAAATTATGAAAACACGAAAATGTAAGTACTGTAAACAACCCTTTGAACCGTCCGTGTTTTTGCAAAAAAATTGCTTCGACCCTAATTGCGTAACTGAATGGATAAACGATGTAAAACAAAAGAACTGGCAAAAGAAAAAAGCGAAGTTAAAAGCCGATTTAATGACTGTCCAGGACTATATAAAATTGGCGCAACAAGTATTTAACAAATATATTCGTTTACGTGATGCCGGGAACGTTTGTATATCGTGCCAAAAGAAACCCTTAAAAGAAAATGCTGGACACTTCTACAATGCTAATAATCATTGGTCGGTACGTTTTGACGAACGCAACGTGCATCTTCAATGCGAACACTGTAATACTTATTTAAGTGGTAATTTAATTTACTACCGTGAAAACCTATTAAAGAAAATAGGAATAGAAGAGTTTGAGAATTTAAGTGCTGAAGCTACAAAAACACGAAAGTACACGATCGAGGAACTAAAAGAAATTATAGCAACTTATAAAAAAAAATGTAAGGAATTAGAATTATATTAATAATTTATATTACTTTTGACAAACATAAAACAAATAAGTATGAAAATTAAAGTAAAATGGATTTACCCAACTAAGGTAAAAAACAAGTACGGTTACGTTTATAATTATTTTTACGTTCGTAGAAATAGGCAGTATCTTTATTCAAGTCAAAGGTTAGAAGATGCGCAAGACTTTGTAATTAGATATGCTGAAAAGAATAACATTAAAAACATTTACAAATGATTACGGGATTTGAAGAACACACCAGCGAATTAACAGCTGAAGAAATGGAAATATTAAATATAGTAATTCACGGATTTAGACAATATAAAAAAAACAATCCGATAAAAAGCGAATTAATAGTAACACGCATGAATCAGTATTTACAATTACACGGATACAAAATAAAAATGACTGGTCCGCGTTTACGCAAAATGGTTAACTACATACGTTCAAATGGCTTAATTCCTTTAATAGCTAACTCACAGGGATATTTTACAAGCGATTGTAAGCAAACTATACTTGAACAAATAACAAGCCTTCAGGAACGCGCAAACTCAATTGAACGATGCGCACAAGGATTAAAGAAATTTTTATGAAAGTAACGGATAAAATAGAAATAACAACCGAAGATAACATGGAGCTAATGGCACGCTATCCAGATAACTACTTTGATTTGGCAATAGTTGACCCGCCTTATGGGATTGGAATTAGTTCAAATCCTGTAAGACAAAAACATAAAAAAAAGAATTGGGATAATGAAACACCTACAAAAAAATATTTTGAAGAATTATTTAGAGTATCAAAAAATCAAATTATTTGGGGTGGTAATTATTTTGATTTACCAATTACACAAGGGTTCTTTATTTGGGATAAAAAACAACCTCACGATTTTAGTTTAGCAATGTGTGAATATGCTTGGTCTTCTATACAGAAACCTGCTAAAATGTGGTCTTTATCTATTCATAAAGAACAAAATAAAATACATCCAACTCAAAAACCTATTGAATTATATAAATGGCTTTTAGAAAATAACGCAAAGCAAGGCGATAAAATACTTGATACACATTTAGGCAGTGGTTCAATAGCAATAGCTTGTCATGATTATGGATTTGAACTAACGGCTTGTGAATTAGATTTAGAATACTACGAAAAGGCGGTTGAACGAATAAACAACCACGTAGCACAATTAAAATTATTTTAAGTATTTTTTTTAAAAGCTATTGTTATATTAAAAATTAATATTATATTTGTAGAAAATTAAACAAAGTTATATGAAACATTTATTAAAGTCGCTGGCGGCGTTCCAGCAAGAAGTGAAAGTAATTCACAAAGAAACGCAAGGGTACGGGTATTCATATTCGGATCTTCCAAAAATATTTAGCGAAGTAAATCCATTACTACAAAAACACGGATTAGGATTCACACAACTAATTAATTCACAAGACGGATTAAACTATCTTAAAACGGTTTTATTTCACGTTGAAACTGGAGAAATGATTGATTCAAATACTTTAATACCGTATGTACAACTAAAAGGAATGAATGACTTTCAAAGTTTCGGTTCGGGTGTTACGTATTTTCGTAGATATTGTTTGAGTTCAATTTTAGGATTAGTTACCGACAAAGACACGGACGCTTCAGGAGAACAAGAAAAGCCTAAAAAAGAAAGTTTGGATAACAAAAGATTTACCGATGCTTTAAAAGCAATTAACGAAGGTAAAATTACTATCGAAAAGCTAAAAGAGAAATTTCAATTAAGTGAAGCACAAGAAAAAGCATTATTGTTATGAAAGTACGTTGTTCACAAATCGGTAAAATAATGACGAACCCCCGAACAAAGGGGGAACGTCTTTCTCAAACTACTAAAAGCTATATTTTAGAATTAGCAATTCAAGAAAAATACGGAATACATAAAGAGTTCTGGAGTAGATACACGGACAAAGGAAACGAAGTAGAACCCGAAGCGATTAAATTAACTGAAAGTGTTTTAGACGTAGGCTTTATTTACAAGAATGAAGAACAATTTTCTAATGACTGGGCAACAGGAAAGCCAGATGTAAACACGGACGTATTAATAGATGTTAAAAGTTCTTGGGATGCGTTTACGTTTTTTGATAAGGTAATAGAAAACGAACTAAATAACAAAGATTATTACTACCAGCTTCAGGGTTATATGTGGCTAACTGACAAACAAGAAGCTCTATTATGCTATTGTTTGATTGATACGCCTAAACAAATTGTTGACGATGAAGTTAGAAGGGAACACTGGAAACAAAATGTAATAGGAGAAAGCGACGATATAAGAGCTTTTGTAGAAGATAAGCATACATTCGGCCATATACCTATGGAAAAGCGCGTTAAAACGCACGTAGTAAAGCGTGACAATGAAGTAATCGAAGCTATTAAAACACGAATTGAAGAATGTAGAGAATATTATAACAACTTAATTCAATTAATATGAATCCAGAAGTTAACCAAGAAATACAAGAATTAAAAAAAGAACTAAAAGAATTAAACCAATTAGTAAAAGCCTTATTAACGGTAACAGATGAAGGCGGTACTGTAAATACTGATTCTTTAGTAATTAAAATGTTAAAAGTAAAAATAAATAAAAAGTAAAATGGAAAATTTAGCAAAGGTTTTATTGGTTCCTATGGACTACGACGAAAGACGAGAAAGAGTTGTTGAAGCAATTATTACGTATTTAAACTACGATGCGGTTTCAGATGAAAGGTGGCACAGTCCGTTCGACGATGAAGATAGACAAGCAAGGGTACGTAAAGACGCTGAAAAAATAGCGGATATAACATTGGATTATTATAAAGTAGAATTAAAATAAAAAGTAAAATGGAACAAAAAAACTACGGTAGTCTATCTACCAACAAATTTAAAAAACAAGATTCACACCCTGATTTTAAAGGTAATATAACAATCAACGGAATTAAGTACGAATTAGCTGGTTGGAAAAAACAAGGCGACAACGGAGCTTATATAGGTTTACAAGCACAATTACCAAGGGATAATCAAAACACCGTTAAACAGCCTGAAACGCAGCCTAAAAACGATATATCCGATTTCTTAAATGATTTCTAAATGAAAGCAAGTAAAATAATAGCAAATAGCGACGAGTTAACGCGTAAAATGTTACGGGACTACCTACAAAAACACGAACTATCATTGAATGCTTTTTGTTTGGATGCTAAATTGCACCAGTCAAATATTCACACGTTTTTAAACGGCAAATCTTTAACAAGTAAAACGATCCAGCGTTTAGCGAAATACCTAAATGAAAAAGGAATGTAATATGAATTATTTAAAACAAGCATACGACAAGCTTCAATTAGAAGGAGTTTATTTTACACCGAAAAAAGTAGTTACTAAAATACAAAAGGAGCAAATAAATGCGCTTATAAGTAACCCTCCTTATAAAAAATAACTAAGGCTCGGCAAAGCAACAGCCCCTCCTTCAAATCAAAACCTGGGAATTTTAGATAAATGCAAGGGAGGGGTTTTTTAATTATTATTATTTTTTTTTATAAAAGTATTGTTTATTTAAAAAGTTATATTAATTTTGAAGAAATAATTAAAACAAAGCACTATGAAAACACGTAATTGGAAAATTGAAGAAGTAGATTTTTACAACCGTAAAGGATATTTCGATATTAACTTAGGTAGGTTCGGCTCAATGGAGTTTCAATTTGAAGTAGAATTTACAAGAGATGGAAACGAAGTAGAAGATTTACAAGTTTATATTACCCGTTATGATTTATATGACCACGAAGGTAGTTACGTAAAACACGGAATATTAAACAACCGTAATTCAAAACTAATTTGTGAAACATTAGAGGAATTAATTTACGAAGATCCAACTGAATTTGGTTTTGAGTACGAAGATGAAGCTGAAGAAATTTTACACTACCAAGAATTAATGCGCGACGATAGATAATTAAAAAAAAAGTATAACTTTGTAAAGTGAGATACATTCTACTACTACCGTTTTTGATAACCCTATTTATTTTAGATAGGGTTTTTCTTGTTTTGGTATATTGGAAAAGTGCGCATAAATTTGAAAGGTGGGTATATAAAGACGAATTAATATTGGAATCAATGTTTCGTGTTACAATAGGTTTATTAAGTTTTTTAGTTATTCAGTTATTCAGTTCACTTTGGTAAATGAAAAGTTTTTATTAGAACTAAGTAAACACCACAAAGACTGGATTAAAATTGTAGGCACTTTTGGAGAAGAATTTTACTCTGAAGATATAGTTCAAGAAATGTATTTAAAAATGGCGGTAATAAATAACGTTGAAAGATTTTATTTAAACGGCAAGTTGAATAAGAACTTTGTTTGGACTGTTTTAAGAAATATGACTTTTGATTATAAAAAAAGCAAAACACGAATAACAAAAGTAAGCATAACGGAAGCCTACCAACTGAAAGACGAATACTTGCCTGAAATACTTGAAGCAAAGAAACGATTAGAAATAAAGATAAACCAAGAGGTTAAACAGTGGCACTGGTACGATCAATTATTATTTGACCTTTACCGAACTTCGGGAATGAGTACACGACAAATTGAAGGCGTAACGGGAATAAGTTTTAAAAGCGTATGGAAAACAATTAAGACTTGCAAAGAACGCTTAAAAGATAATGTAAAAGAAGATTACGAAGATTTTAAGAACCAGGATTACGAATTAATAAAATAACATGGAATTCAAAATAGGTGATATTATAAGGGATGTTGAAGATGGCGACTGTTATTATGTAGGTGAAGTAACTGAAGTAGAAAATAATGAAGTTGCAAAATACAAAGTTTTAGATGTGTTTTGGTGTGGGGATTACATCAAAGACGATGAATATATAGGTAAAATAATAGAACCACAATGGTGGTATATAACTAAATAAAATAAAACATGACAAGAAAAAGACGAACAAAAGCTGAAATATTAGCGGCTAAAAGCGAAGGATTAGGGGACACAGTAGAAAAGGTTTTAGAAGCTACTGGAGTATCAAAGGTTGCTAAATGGTTACTTGGTGAAGACTGCGGTTGTGATGAGCGCAAAGCAAAGTTAAACGCTTTATTTCCGTATCGTAAACCTGAATGCCTACTAAAAGACGAATACGAATATTTAAAAGAATGGTATTCTGAAACACGTTATTCAATGAAGCCTACCGAACAAAAGGAACTATTAAGAATTTATAATAGAGTATTTAAAGTAAATATGCAACCAACAAGCTGCGGTAGTTGTCTACGTGATGTAATGAATAAATTAGAAATATTATTTAACACCTACGAAGATGCCAATTCCTAAACCACGAAAAGACGAAAGTAAAAAAGACTTCATTCAAAGATGCATGATTGACGATACAATGACTTTTGAATACGAAGATATAGACCAACGTTTAGCGGTATGTTCAACAACTTATGAAGAAAAATTAACAAAACACGAATTAAAAAATGGCAAAAGTAGGTAGACCAAGAAACTTAGATAGTCCCGAACAACTTTACGAACTATTTAAAAAATACAAAGAGGACGTAAAAGCAAACCCGAGAATAAAAAGCGTATTTGGAGGAAAAGAATTTGAAGAAAGAGCCGAGCCACTTGAAAGACCTTTAACAATGGAAGGTTTCGAAATATTTTGCTGGGATATTGTAGGATGTGTTGAAGACTATTTTAAGAATACGAATAAAGCGTACGAAGATTTTTCTCCTATCTGTTCACGTATACGCAAAGAAATACGAGAAGACCAAATAACGGGCGGTATGGTAGGACAGTATAACGCAAGCATTACACAACGTTTAAACAACTTAAAAGAGCAAGTTGAACAAACGAATATCGAACAACCTTTATTCAAACTAAGTGATAATAACGACAGCAATTCGTAAAATAGAAGCTTTAAAAAAACGAATTAAAATTATTCAAGGTGGTACTTCTGCGGGTAAGACATACGGAATACTTCCTATTCTAATTACAAAGGCTGCAACGTACCCGAAAACGGAAATAAGCGTAGTAGCTGAAACAATACCGCATTTACGAAGAGGTGCGTTAAAGGACTTTTTACGTATCATGAAAGACACGGGTAGGTATTTTGACGAACGCTTTAACAAATCGCTTCTCCGATACGAATTTGCTAATGGTAGTTACATTGAATTTTTTAGTGCTGATGACAGTTCTAAATTAAGGGGTGCAAGGCGTGATGTTTTATATATAAACGAATGTAACAACGTAACCTTTGAGAGTTACAACGAACTTGCAATACGTACAAAGAAAGCTATCTATTTAGACTTCAATCCAGCGAATGAGTTTTGGGTACATACCGAACTAAAAGACGAAGCTGATTCAGACTTCTTAATTCTAACGTATAAAGACAACGAAGCCTTAGACAATAGTATTGTACAACAAATAGAAAAGAACCGTTTAAAAGCGGAAACAAGCGCATATTGGGCGAACTGGTGGAGGGTTTACGGATTAGGCGAAATAGGAATGTTAGAAGGTGTTATATTTAGTAACTGGAAAACTATCGATATACTGCCTAAAGAAGCGAATTTAATCGGAATAGGATTAGACTTCGGATACACGAACGATCCAACTGCAATAATAGAAATATACAATTACAACGGGCAACGGATAATAAACGAATTGAAGTATCAAACGGGAATGCTGAATAGTGATATTGCAAACGCACTACCGAAACACGTACCCGTTTACGCTGATTCAAGCGAACCGAAAAGCATTGAAGAAATAAAACGCTACGGAATAACAATTAAAGGCGTTACAAAAGGTAAGGATTCAATAAACTACGGTATTGATGTTATGCAACGTAATGAATATTTAGTTACTTCAAATAGCACCAACCTAATTAAAGAACTTCGAGCGTATTGCTGGAATACTGATAAGCAAGGCACACGCTTAAACAAACCGATTGACACAAATAATCATGGTATTGATGCGCTACGATACCACGAAATGGAAACGTTAGGTATGAATTCTAACTACGGTAAGTATCATATTTGGTAAATAAATAATATTTCGCACCTATTCAAGTATGCAAATAGTGTGAATTATCTTTACAAACTACAAAAACACGAATTAAAAGTTAATATATAGAATGAAAACAGAAATTGTAATACCTACTTCATTAAGTGAAATACCTTTAAAGAGCTACCAAGAATTTATGAAGGTAGTTGAAAAGTCAAATGACGATGAGTTCATAGGTCAAAAGACTATCGAGATATTTTGCGGCTTAAAAATGAAAGACGTTGTAAAGGTCAAATGGAGCGACGTTAAAAGCTTGACCCTACATTTAAACGAAATATTCAAAGCAAAGCCTAAATTTCAAGCTACCTTTAAAATAAAGGATATGGAGTTCGGTTTTATTCCTAATTTGGAGGATGTGACTTTTGGGGA